TTTGATGACCGTATGAACGTCACAGCAAAGCTGCGCGAGGGCTATGAACTCGTGCGGGCTGACGAGCATCCCGACTTCACCTCTGCATCGATTGAAGACGGCAGACATGCTGGTGTAATTGGCGTAGGCGCTTTAGTCCTTGCCCGTATCCCCGAGGAAACCGCTCAGGAACGCAACGCGTATTACCTGAACCGAGCACGCGATCAACAAAGAGCGATTGACAACGAGCTGTTGAAATCCAACGCGCATGATTCGATGCGCATCAACGCTCCTGAACGCCGCTCTCGCACGACGTTTGGCAGCCGACCTTCGGCTGAAACTTAACTCTTTTGAAAGGAACGACAAATGGCTAACGTAGATAAGCCCTTTGGTCTGCGTCCTCTTGGTAATCTGTCGGCCACTGGTGCTCAAAAGCAGTATGGCTATGAGATCGCAGATAACCAATCAGGCGCAATTTATCAAGGTGACTTAGTCACCGTTTATGATGGGTATCTGGTGAAATTTGCTCCAGCAACGCATACCGCAGCGGTAGGCGTGTTTAACGGATGCAATTACATTGATCCCACCACAGGCAAGCCGACCTGGAAAAACTTCTATCCTGGTTCGGTGAATATCACCCAGGGCAAGATCACGGCAGACGTGATTGATGACCCCAGTCAACTGTTTATCATCCAGGTTGATGAGTCTGTTGCGCAGACTGATATCGGTAAAAACGCCGACATCGTAGGCACCGGCGGCAGCACCACCACAGGTGTTTCCAGCATGGAACTCGACTCTTCGACGATTGCAAAAACCGCAGCGTTAAATCTTAAGATTGTTGGTCTATGGGATGTCCCAGGCAACACCTTTGGGACCAATGCCGTGGTTGTTGTGAAGATCAATGAGCACCTGTACGGCAGTGCTGGTGTTGCTGGACAAGGAGCTTAATCATGGCAATTTCACGTGCCCAACTGGTTAAAGAGCTTGAGCCTGGACTCAATGCCCTTTTTGGCCTGGAGTATAAGAACTACGAGAACGAACACTTGCAGATCTATTCTGTCGAGTCTTCTGATCGTGCGTTTGAAGAGGAAGTCATGGAATCCGGGTTTGGTGAGGCTCCGGTCAAGACTGAAGGCGCTGGTGTCGCATACGACAACGCGCAAGAGGTTTACACCGCTCGCTACACCCACGAAACCATTGCTTTGGCATTCTCGCTGACCGAAGAAGCCGTTGAGGACAACCTCTACGACCGTCTTGCAGCGCGTTATACCAAGGCTTTGGCTCGTTCCATGGCGCAAACCAAGCAGATCAAAGCTGCTGCGGTGCTCAACGGCGCTTTCACCACCTCGCTTGGTGGCGACGGTAAGCCCTTGTGCGCGCTCGATCACCCGACCCTTGGCGGCCCTGATCTGGCTAACGAGCTGGCTACCCCTGCTGACCTTTCGGAAACCTCGCTTGAGCAGTCCTTGATCGACATCGCAGCGTTCACCGATGAACGTGGCCTGAAGATCGCTGTTCAGGGTCTGAAGCTGATCATCCCGAAAGAGCTCATGTTTACCGCTGATCGCATCATGAAGTCCACGCTGCGTGTTGGAACAGCAGACAACGACATCAATGCCATCAAAAACATGGGCATGATTCCGCAGGGCTATGTGGTCAACCACTTCCTGACCGACCCAGATGCATACTTCATCAAGACGGATGCACCTAACGGCATGAAGATGTTTGAGCGCGTGGCTATGCGTACTGGCTTTGAAGGCGACTTCGACACCGGTAACGTAAGGTACAAGGCGCGTGAGAGGTACTCGTTTGGGTTCAGTGATCCACGAGGCCTCTTTGGAAGCCCTGGAGCTGCATAAAATCAAGCACTTAGCTTGATTGCGAGAGGCCGCCTTCGGGCGGCCTTTCTTTTCGCATAATCGGTAATCCCATGTATAATAGGCAACATTACATACAGGAGAGCCGTTATGCTTACTACTCAACAAGTTGTTGCAAAATTTCCTGACGCTGTTCGTCAGCGCTACGACTTTTCACAAGCTATTTATGTTTCTGCGCTTAAGCCTATAACGGGAATCGTCTGCTTTCAACACGGACCCTTTCAACAGTATTCAGCACAATTGCGTAAAAACGGAGCAGGATGCCCTCGATGTGGTGAAGAAAAGCGTATCCAATCCAGACGGATGGATCCTGTGGAGTTTGCGGAAAGAGCCTCTGAGGCTCATCGCAGTCGCTATGGCTACGAAAAAACACAATACGTCAACATGACAACTAAGATTACCGTGACCTGTGCGGATCACGGTGATTTTTTCATTACACCACTTAAGCATTTATACGAAAAGCAAGGGTGCCCGTCTTGTGGTGCCTTGAGTCGTGGAAAAAGACTCAACATCTCAAGTGCCGCTAAGAAAACCGCCGACACCAAAAAACGAGTCTTTGGTGATCGCTTTGTTGAGGAAGCTCTAGGTGTCCACGGAAATCGGTACGATTACAGTAGTACGGTTTACCTGGGTGCGAGATCAAAACTTGAGATTCGCTGCAAGGAGCATGGCGTTTTTACCCAAACAGCGGAACATCACCTAAAGCGAGCCCACGGGTGTCCACAATGCGGACATTTACTGTCAAGACAGGAAGACAGAGTCGGACGTTTTTTGTCAATGTTCACACCGGTTGAGACCCGAAACCGAAAGATACTGGGAGGCAAGGAACTTGATATTTACCTGCCTGAACACCGTCTGGCCGTTGAATATTGCGGGATGTATTGGCATTCCCATGAGAGTGCCCAAGACGAGTTGGAAAACAAGCGTAAGCATGTTCAAAAGCATCAAGATTGTCGCGATCTTGGTATCCGTTTGATTACTATCTTTGAGTCAGAATGGGAGGAACACGAGTTCGCTGTCCGAAGGTTGCTTAGAAATGCTGTTGGCAGGTCCAAAGGCAGGTTGATGGCAAGGAAGTGTGCTTTACGCAAGGTTGATTCACTGGATGCCAGGAGGTTTTATGACCGTTACCATCCGCAAGGAGGCAATGGATCAGGCATTCACTACGGTCTTTACCATGGCGATGCGCTTGTTGCGTGTATGCGGTTTACTTTTGGAGCCAACGATCGTGGGGCCACGGAACGGGTTTGGACACTGTCTCGATTTGCAACACGCATCACCGTAGTGGGAGCTGCATCACGTCTGTTTCGGGCCTTTTTGCAGGACCATGGAGACGTGGTGATTAAGAGTTTCTCAGACAATCGTTACTTTGACGGAGGCATGTACGAGAAGTTAGGTTTTAAACTTGAGGAAGAGATTCCCGCTGACTATCAGGTTTGGAGCCAAAAAACGGGGCTTTGGCCCAAGAGCCACTATCAGCGTAAAAATATTCAAAAACGTCTGATTGAACATGGAAGTACAGACTTTTTTGACGCCGATACTGACCCACGATCTGAGGCAGAGATGACCTATTTGATGGGTGCAAGAAGGATCTACGATTGTGGTAAAAAACGGTGGGTCTATAACAACATTGCATCCTCCGCGCCATAGTGCTACAGTGCTTGTATTCCGGGGTTAGCTCCGGCACATCAGACAGTCCCGGCTGACGACATGCAGACTGATGCGCCGATATCGCATGTGAGGATTACATGGCACGTACAACCTTCTCCGGGCCAGTGGCATCGGACAATGGCTTTATCTCCGGTACAGCAACTTCTGAAATCACTGTAACCACCGCATCCAACGTCTCTTCTTCTTACGTTACCGCGTCTAACACCACAGGCGATGTGCGTTTGAACTACAGCCGTCTGACGTTTACCTCTACAGGTTCTGGCGAGACCGCTCGGTTCTTGACCCGTGTGACGGGAGCCGGTGCTGCTACCGGTGGCACCGTGAATGGTGCGCACATTTCCCTGTCAATTAATGGCTCGGGCACGATCTCTGGCGCAGGTAACGCGCTTCGCGTGACACTAGGTGGTACATCAACAGCCCCTGGCGGCACAATCTCTGCCATCCAGCTTGATTCTGACTTTGCTTCTGGTGGCTCTTGGTCCGGGGCTACTTATCTGCGTTGTACCAACAGTGGTACAGGCACGGTTGGGGCGCTGCTTCGCGTACCCGCTCCTGCTGTTGCTGGCGTATTCCGTGCAGCGGTGGGTTCTCCCAGCGTTACCCATACGATTCCCGTGATCAGTGATAACGGCACGACGTACTACATTATGTGTAGCACGGTTGCCTAATGAAGATTACGCGTGAATTTCTTGAGGCAGAGATGGAAAACATGGAAAAGCAACGGGCACATGCCCATGAGGTAGCCGTTGCTTGCCAAGCTGCAATCGATGTCATGAAAGGCTTAATTGCTCGTTTGGATCTTCCAGAGGATCCACCTAACGGAGAGTCGCAATGAGCGCCAGTAATATTCAGGCAGTCACCAAGACTGCCGATGCCCACGCGATTGCGGGGCGCACGCGGGTGATTGGTGTGTATTTCACCAATACGGCCACAGCATCGTCATTTGTCTTGAAGAACGGTAGCACCTCTTCGGGCACTGCCTTGATGACCATTAACACGCCTGCTGCGGCAGGTGCCAGTGACCTCATCATCCCGGACATGGGTATCTTGTTTGATGATGGCGTGTTTATTGACGTTAACGATGTCAATGTCACCAGCGTAACGCTGCTTTTTTACGGTGGAGCCGCGCAGTAATGGCTAAGTCCAAGGGCATGGGCATTGCGACGTCGGTCAAGAGCGGTAACTTTCGACCGACCAAGCAAGGTGCAGGCATGACGCAAAAAGGCGTCGAAGCCTATCGCCGTGCCAACCCTGGCAGCAAACTCAAAACAGCGGTGACCTCGGACAATCCGGGACCTAAAGACGCTGCGCGAAGGAAGTCATTTTGTGCTCGTTCAGCGGGCCAGATGAAGCAGTTTCCTGAAGCAGCCAAAGACCCAAACAGCCGTATAAGGCAGGCTCGACGCAGATGGAAGTGTTAAATGGATACGGGTACGCTTGTCTGGAATCTAATCACCTCGTTTCTTGTTGGTCTGGTGATGTTCATGCTTAAACAGGCTTCTGATGAGCAAAAGCGCATCCAGATCCTGTTGAACAGAACTAGGGAGGAAATTGCTCGTGATCACATCACTCGTGCAGAGGTTCGTGCGGACCTTGAAAAGATTATGGAACGGTTTGACACAGGCTTTGAAAGACTTGAGTCAAAAATTGATGCCCTCGCGAAAAAGGGATAGTGAAGATGGCCACTAAGCCAGGACTGTACGCAAATATCAACGCCAAGCGCAAGCGTATTGCTGCTGGATCGGGCGAAAAGATGCGCAAAGTTGGTTCCAAGGGTGCTCCTACGGCGCAAGCTTTTAAGGAGTCTGCAAAAACCGCAAAAAAGGTGAACAAATCATGATGAAGAGTTATCAAAAAGGTGGTATGGCTGATGACATGGGCCGTGCGCTCAAGCGCAAGACCAAAGATGCCATGGGCCGTGCTATGCCCAAGATGCCTCCCATGCCTATGGGCATGAAGAAAGGCGGAAAAGCCATGAAAATGGCCAAAAAGGGGAAATAATCATGGCTGGACGTGGCATGGGCGCGGCAACGCGCGGAGGTGGTGCAGTCACCTCGGGTCCTCGGAACAAGATGCTGAGCAAAACCAGCACCAAAACCGGACCTGTGATGATGAAAAGCGGTGGGCTGGTCAACCAGCACAAGCGCATGGCCATGAAGGGTGTCAAGAAAATGAAAATGGGCGGCTCTAGCTGCGCGTAAATGGCAACTTCAGGAACGACCGACTTTAACCTCTCGATTGATGACTTAATCGAAGAGGCTTTTGAGCGCTGCGGCATGCGTCCCACGGCGGGATATCAATTGTCGTCTGCGCGACGGTCGTTAAACCTGCTCTTTTTAGACTGGGCCAATCGGGGGCTGAACCTCTGGACCATTGAGCAAGCGACCTATACCCTGTCTCCTGGGGGATACGAGATCACGCTTGGATCAGATACGGTCAACGTGCTTTCGGCGGTCATCCGTTTGCCTGGAGTAAGTCCGCAGCAAGACATCACGCTTGATCGGATCAGTCGCGAGGAGTACCTAGACCTACCCGATAAAACTGTGCAAGCCCAGCCTGCACAGTTATATGTACAACGTGCTAACACGTTCAAGGTCTTTTTGTACCCATCACCCAATCTTGCTTACACGCTGGTTTACTACCGCATTCGCAGGATCCAGGATGCGGGCACCTATACCAATACGGCAGATGTCAACTTCCGCTTTTTGCCTTGCCTTGCTTCTGGGCTCGCCTATCAGATTTCATTGAAATATGCGCCTGAGCGAACGGTCATATTGAAGCAGATCTACGAAGAAGACTTCGCGCGCGCGGCGGCAGAAGATCGTGACACAGCAAGCGCACTCTTTATCCCCGACTTCGGGCAGTAGGCCATGGCCTTTGCAACAGGCAAATTCTCCTTCGGCCTGTGTGATTACTGCGGCCAGCGGTACTCCTACAATACCCTGCGCAAGAACTGGCGCGGGTTCATGGTCTGTCCTGACGACTATGAGCCCAAAGAGCCGCAACTCTACCCGCTTAAGTATCGAGGCGATGCGATTGCGCTTAAAGATCCTCGCGTTGATCGCGTTGAGCCGGTTACAATCTATCTTGGAACTCCAGGTTTTAGCGCGCCGTTCCAAAGCATTGGTTCTGGGTTCAGTACGACTAATCGCACAGACATGCAGCCGTACCCACCCCAGGCTTTTGTTGCCGGATACGGGCTTGTTGGCAACGTCACCGTGGTGATCTCATGACTTACGACGAACTCGTCACCAACATTAGAAACTACACCGAGGTGGACAGTAATGTCTTCAGCAACTCGGTAATTAACACCTTTATCACAATGGCGGAGAATCGCATTCTCCGTGATATCGACCTGGATTACTTCAAGAAAGAACAATCAGGCGTTCTTACCGCAGGCAATAAGTTTCTTACAACACCTTCAGACCTTCTTACCCACAGGTACTTATTGCTTACAAGTGGTGATGACCAGATCTTTTTGGATTTTCGTGACACGTCGTTCATGAAAGAATATTGGCCTGGAGTCACGGAAACTGCTGGAAGTTTTAATATTGGTACGGTCTATACCATTATTTCTGTAGGCACAACTGATTTCACCGCAATTGGAGCAGCAGCCAACTCACCGGGTACTACGTTTACTGCTACTGGCGTGGGTTCTGGCACAGGAACGGCGACCCCCTCTGGTGTACCAAAATATTACTCGGTTTGGAGCCAATCTACTTTTTACATTGCTCCTACACCAAGCAGTGGGTATACGGTTGAACTAGGCTACATCTACCGCCCTGCGCAGCTTGCAAGCACGAATCCCGAGACATGGATCAGCATTAATGCACCGGAAGCATTGCTCTATGCCTGTTTGATTCAGGCCTACAGTTATACCAAAGGACCGCCTGAAATGCTGAACTATTTCAACCAGAGCTATCAACAAGCTATACAAGGCTTGGGCCTGGAACAGCAGGGACGTCGTCGTCGTGATGAATACAGAGACGGCATGATCCGGTTGCCCATCAAGTCAGTGAGCCCAGGACCTTAGTATGGCGCTTTCAATCACTACGGCAATGCCAACAAGCTTTAAAGTAGAGCTTTTGAAGGGTATTCATGACTTTTCAAATCCAGGCGGAGACGTCTTTAAGATTGCTTTGTTCAAAGGCCTTGGAGCGGGATCCGGGACCTATGGCGCATCAACCACCAATTACTCCCAAATGGGATCGAATGAACTCAGCACGGGAGGCGGATACACCGCAGGCGGCGAGACACTAGCTTCAGTGACGCCCGTTGCGGATGGGACCGCCTCTGTGGTGACTTTTGCAAACGTTAGTTGGAGTGCGGCATCGTTTACTTCATCTGGGGCCTTAATTTACAATGCCTCAGCCTCTAACGCGGCATGTGCTGTTATAAGTTTTGGCGGAGATCAGGTGACTTTGAATCAAACTTTTCAGATTCAATTTCCTTCCGCTTCTGCATCTACTGCAATCATTCGGATTTTGTAAGGAATACACCATGAAGCTTACAGCTAAAGCAACAGACACAGCCGCTTGTGGGCTGATTACCAACCCCGGATCGTCGGAAGGGTTAAAGGCCACAGGCCGGTTTTTGATTGAGTGCTATGACAAAGACGGTAATCTCAAGTGGACAGATGAGTCCAAGAACCTTGTGGTCAATGTCGGGCTTCAATACATGGCTGGCAGCGCACTAACAAGTACGGCGCAGATTACGACTTGGTATCTTGGGTTATATGGCGCAGCGTCAAGTAACAACCCCGCTGCCGGAGATACGATGTCTTCTCATGCAGGGTGGACCGAAGTAACTGATTACAGTGAAGCAAATCGTCCGACGGCAACTTTTGCCTCTGCAACCAATGCTAACCCGTCGGTTGTGACTAATTCTGCAAGTAAAGCCCA